GCCATTGTATTGAGTTTATTAAGTTAAGAGTGGGTAACCCCGAAAGATTACCCACCTTTTAAAATTAGATAATGAAAGAAGCAATCTCATCCAAGAAGGCAACATTCACACCCATCTTGAACTCGCTCACGAAACGAACTTGGTCAGCCTCTTTAGCATAGAAAAGTTCGAAACGCTCTTCTTCATTTAGAAGGTCTGTTCCCAAGAACATATTGCTCAAACGGATAGCATAAATCTTGTTTACACCATTCAGACCGGGAGTTGCTACAACTTTGATTGGTGTACCGGGCAAGAAGAACTCGCTATCAGCCTTACCATCGAAAGCATAGTTGAACATATTTGCATTCTTCAATGCGATTGTGTAAGTACGGAACACATCTTGACCGCACCAGATAGTCATATCATCTTTTGCTACAACAGTCGCAGGAATTGCTTTGTAAAGAGCATCGAAGATAGCTACTACATTCGCAGTAGTGATTGCAGTTGCAGTACCACCGTAGTAAGTAGCATTGTTAGCTTCAACGGCAGAAGAACCAATCAAAGTAACTAAACCTTGGAATTTGTTAAGGTTTACATTCGCACTTCCTGTTGAACCTTGCCAGATAGCAGTTTCAAGTTGAGCAGCGATACGAGCAGCCTTCTTGTCTGTGTAGTCGGCAGCGAAAGCGATTGAATCGTAACGGCTTCCCTCTGGTAAAGCCTTCTGCAAATATTTTGCTTCAAGGTCTTTAGGGCAAAGAGATTCGTTTACTTTAATCTTACCTACGGTTACAGTACGCTGTGTGAAAGTAGTAGAACCAGAAGCATTAAAGCCACAAGTACCACCGCTTTGGAAAATAGCGTCAGTATCCATAATGTTGATTGTCTCGGCAGATTTTACACCTACCATTACGTTTCCTTGACTTTTAATCAAAGAAGCGGTTTTGCTTCCGAGTACGGAAGAAGTTACCAATAGAGCTTCATTCTCTTTGGTATAATTTGCTAATGCTGAAACATCAAAAGCCATTGTTATTAAATTTTAAGTTTTTAAAAATTTATTTTGCGTAATTAGAAAGAAAACGAGAGATTTTGTCGTTTTTAGATTCGAAATGCTTTGTGAATTGTTTAGGTTGTGTAGGAGCAACAGAAGGAGTTTTTGTTAATTCGATAACAACATCTGTTAATTCAGAAATAGCTTTTGAAAATTTGTCGCTCATTTCTTTGATGTTCTCATTCATTTTAACTTCAGCCTCTTTCTTGTAACTCTTCAAAGCCTCGATTTGTGCTTCCATTTCAGCTACCTTCTTCTTCATTAATTCAACTTCAGATTCGGGTGCTTCCACTTCTACTTCGGGAACTTTAATCTCAAGGATTGTGCCTGTTTCATCTAAAACGATAACAGAACCATCAGCAAGAGTATGCTCTCCGACAGGAGCAGGAACTTCGTTTCCAGCTTCATCTAAAAGAGTAACCTTACCACCAACCTCAAGTTTATCAACCATAACTTTAACGCCACTCGCTAAAACGTATTCAGCGAAATTGGCTACGGCAACTTCTGGAGCATCTACCGATGGCTCGATAGTAGCTTCAGCGAACATCGCCTTGATTTTTAATAATGCTTCTTGTGGAGACATAAGAAATTTACCCATAAATAGTAAACACTTATGTAAGTGACCAAATAGAAAAAAGGGGATGTAGAAACACCCCCTTCAAACAAAACTATGAAAACCAAACTATGAAACCTCTTTTAGAATGTCGATAATGTCTTGCATCATCTTTTCTTCCTTCGATTGGGTTTTGTAATTAAATATCCCCTCAACCGAAAACCCTTGTACTTTGCCATCCTTAATCATCTGCCAAACATCATCATTCTCAACTTTGAAAGAACCAAACCAACTACCATCCTTAACATCTTCAAAACCTTTCATCGGTTTAATTCCTCTGTTTTCATCTACTATCCAACTCTCGAACATTGTGATTCCATCCATTACTTGACCGGAATCGTGCATCAAATTTACATTATTTTGGTAACCTTTCTTGAAATATTTTTGAGCAATCTTTTTAATAGTGTCTTTAGTAAATACAACATAATATTCCCCGTTTGCATCGTTTCTGTAAATAGGAGTATCGGCTAACATCAAAGCACCACTAATGATTCTTTCCTCTTCATCTTGAATGGCAAACTTTTGTCTTTCTATTGACTTTATTTTAGCCTCTGCCCAACTTAAAGCACTCGCTCCACCCCAAGCATCGTACATTAATTGCCCACAACCATCTCCGTAGCCTTTTGATTTTTCCGCATTTTCTTTGTGCCTTGAAAGGAAAGAATACATTCTTTTAATTGTCTCAAAAGATATCGGTTCGCCTTTTGCTAATTGATTAGCCCTTTGCTTACCAACAGGAGTACCACAAGAACCCCATCCGTTTTCTTCTGCCCATTTTAAAGCCGCCTTTGCGTTATTACTTACCGCCTCTGGATAATCCGAATACGAATCTTGGAAAGCTAAAAATGATTTCTCAATCGCAGGTCTATCTACGAGAGCTACAAAATCAACTTCAACATTTGAATCTAAATCCTCTACTATGTCTAAACGATATATTGGTAATTCTTTTTCCATAACTATAAATAGATTTTAACCTAATCTTGCCGCTCTGTTAATTCTTCTAATTCTTTCTTGTGAGTTAGTAACATCAGTTTCAAGCACATAGGCACGATTCGTAGCTGAACCTAATTGCTGAATGGCTTGTGCATTTAATAAAGTAGGACTTGATTGAATAAATTGTCCGGGGTTAATTGGCGGTGTATTTGAAATTGCAGGAGCAGAAGTGTTGTCGCTAACTCCTTGAGAACCCGGTGGCGGTGGTATTTTAGTAGAAAGTATCTTCTTTACATTTAGTAAACCCGCAAGGATTACAGTACCCGCAGCAATTCCACCAAATGGCGGTGGATATGTTGCTAATGCTTTGTTTGCACCCGCATAAGTATCAACTGTCGCTTGAGCAACAGATAAAGCCTTACCTGCTACGGTATTTCTACCAACCGCATCAGCGATTGTACCTAATGCCCCAGAGATAACGGCAGCCTTTGCTTCTGCCGCTGCTTCATCTCTTTTCCTTTCTTGTTCTTTTGATTGCTTATCAAATAAATCAAGTTCCGCTTGTGTTGCTTTTCTATCAACTAATTTTTGCCTTTCGAGTTCACGAATTTGTTGGTATCTTTTTTCTTGCTCTTGATAGGAAAGATTTTGAGATTCAATTTCAAAACCTAATAACGCAGCATATTGGTCTCTTGCATCTTGAATATTCTTTCCTGTAATTACAGACAATGCCTTGCTTACATCTTGTGCGGAAGTAACTTGTAATAATAAATCTTTACGAGTGTTAATTGCATCTTGTGCTTCCTTTTCTTCTCTTCTCTTTTTTTCCGCTTCGGCTTGTTCTTTTTCAAACTTTCTTATTTCATCACGAGTATAAACTAATAATGCTTTTCGTGATTCAAGTTGTCTTTCTAATCTTTTCTTTTCTTCAGCCGCTTCCGCTTCTTCTCTTTTCTTTCTTTCTTCAGCCGCCTTTTCTTGTGCCTCTTTTCTTTTATCTAACTCCTCTTGTTCGGTTTTAGTTACTTCTTTTGTTCCTTGAATAAATCTTTTATTGGCTTCATCATATCTTTTACCAAAACCCGTAACCGCTTCTTTTGCACTATCCCAAGCACCAGTAAAATCCCCTTTAATTAATTTACCAACGGCTTTACCTAAACTTCCAAGACCTTGTAAAAATGAAGTAATAGCGGAATATGCAACACCGAAACCTTTTGTTACAAATGGCAAAGCCTCGGTTGCTAAATCTATAAAAGCATCAAAAACAGGCTCAATAGCGGCAAAAATTCCGTTAAAGATTTTCTGAAACCCAATTAGTAAAGGCTGAAGTTTTTTAGTTGCTCTTTCCGATTGAGCAAATGCCGCAATCAATCCACCTAATGCGGCAACAAACAAACCTATACCCGTAGCTTTTAATGCCCCACCAAAAGTTTGAGTAGATACCTTTAATTTGTTTAAAGCACCACCTACCGCACCTAACGGGCCGGGTGCTGCGGATAATTGGTCTATCCAATCTCCTGCCGCTTGTTTACTACCTTTGAGTTTATCTTCTAAATCATCAATCTCATTGGTAAGCCTTTTAAAGTCCTCTGAACCAGCCGCAGTTTCCTTTAATTGCTTCTTTAATGCTTTTAATTCGCCTATCGAACCTTTGACATTCGTTTTGACATTTACATCTACGCCAACTGTCGTGTTTGCCATAACAATTTAATTAATTTAAAAGTGTCCTTCCAAGTTGTAGGCAAAATGTATTTTACTTTCACCTTTTTGTCTTTCAATAGTAGTGTGTTATGGGTAGGTAGATATTGAGATAATGCAACTTCGTTTTGTGCTTTTACGATTGACTTTTCTTGTTTAGCAATATAAATATTCAACAAAGAAAATATAGAATCACAAGCAACTGATATATTTTCATTAGTTGATATAAAATTTTCTTGTATTTTATTTACTTCCATTATGTGTATGTTAATTCAATTACTCGTAAAAATTCACATTTCGTGCTTTCGGGGTTCGTAGGGTTGTAGTCAATTACTTTATTTAATCTCCACAAGGCTCCATCTATGTATATGAGTTTGGAGAAATCTAAACCATAAATATCGGTTATTTTTAAATAGACATAACAAGTCAATAGTTTAGAATCTTTATCTGTAATCTCTGCAACATAATCACTCCAGAAACCATTAAATAAATTAGCGGTTGGGTAATTTACGGCAAGAGTAAAATAAAGTTGATTAGGTACTCCAAAATTAATATCAGATGTTGGTGCATCTGGTTCGTCTAAATGCCCAGCATATCCATAATCAGTTAAATGTGTACCAATATTTCCATTATTATTTCTTATATGCCAATTAGGAACTCCTGTTATTTTACGAATTTGCATTATTCGTAGATTGTGGTCTATCGGGTCCTCGGATTGTGTATTTTGTGTATTAGATAATTTAAATATTGTTGGGAATACTTTTGTTTGACCAGTATATCCAACTAATGGAGTAGCAGAAAATATTACTTCATTAGTTTGCTTATCATTAACAAATTCATAACCTGTATCTTCAATATAATCTCCGTAACCTTGAGAATAATGTTTCGCATAATCTTCGTTATAATAATCCACATCACTCTTATATTTAAACTCAAAATATCTTCCGTTTAATTCCGACATCGGTTTTAACTTGAAAGCCTTGCTTCTATCTATTTTTGAAGTCCAATCCAAATGCGAAGCAGAGTAATCATCTAATAATAAAAGTTCAGTTGGGTCTATCAATAATTCTTCTTCAAGGTCATTCACTTGTAAGAAGTTTGCAGTTGTAGTATAAAAATCAATAAATGGAATAATCTTTAAATGCTTATCTTTTGTAGAATCTTCTACAATATAAAGATTAAACATTTTGACAATAGAAGAAACAAAATCTTTTTGAAATATCCCCTTTGGTATAGATTGATTTATATCAATAGTATCATTATAGGCAAAATCAACAGGAATTAAACCGGGTGTTTTTATTTTTACTAAACCTTGTCCTACTTGAACAGTTAATTCAAAATCACTCGCAATATCTTGTCTAAATCTAAAACTTACTATATCATTGGTGTTTAATGATATAATTCCGGTAGATTGTAATTGAAACTCGATAGGTGTTGAACTGGTTGAACTTTCCCAACTATGTGTACCAATAATTGTTCCGTTTACTAAAATATCAAAGTGAAAAGGAATTGCACTATTTTTTTGCCAAAATAATCTAATATCTGTTTCGTATTCTCCTGTAAAACTTGCTCCTGTATATGTAAATTGAGTTGATGTTCCGTTTGGTGTATAGTTTTGAGTGAGTTCTGAAATTGTTAATGGAAATAATTTAGAAGTTCCATCTGCTTCAGTAAAAGAATAACTCGAATTTCTTCTTTGGAAATTATAATTTTTTAATCTTGAAAATGATTTTTGATTATTAGGTATTACTAATCTTTTGAATAAATTTGTGTCAAAAAAAGGTGCCTCATAAGTATAACCAGAATTAGTTATTATTTTATCTAAATATTCTCTAACAAATAAAGCAGGTCGAAAGGCTCGGAAACTCCAATCATTTTTACTATTTTGGCTTACTTGCCCATAATCAATTAATGGATAATAATACCCCATTCCCGATGCCGTAGTTCCAGATGCTTGATTCCAACTTGCAGTTATATTATCTTTTGTCCATTGATGATTATATGCACTAAAATCTAATTCTTCTAATTTACGATTATTTAATGCGGTTATAAAACCACCCAATTCGCCAAATACAACACACTCGTATTCTATTGTTCCTCTGTCGATAGTAATTTCTAAAAGGCGGATGATTCCTTTGAATACTTGAATCTTATCTACATAAATAACACAACTTGCTGATTTGGCAGCGTTAAAGTTGTAACCCACATTATCTGCTGAAGGGTTATAGAAGTTGCTTGATGTGAATTCAAAAGTGTGTCCGAATATTTTATTGTTAATTGCATTACCGGGTAAAATTATAGTTTTGGAAAAGTTAGTATTACGAGAAGCAAAATCTGTAATATCATCAATAGCATAAGTAAACTCTGATGATAAATCTTTGCTCAAATCTAACCTTGTATCTTCAATATAGATTTCAGTTATCATCTGAATTGAGAGTTTATATCGTTTCCTATGTTAATATCAAGTTCTAAATTATATGTCTTGTCGGCATATCTCTTTTTCTCTGACCAAGTATTCGTTCCGATTTGAACAGGCAAAAAGAAATTACCTCTTTCTAAATATACTTCTGGAGATGCAATTAATTCTTTAACCGCCAAATAATCTACATAACTTAACCAATTAGAGATTAACTTATAACTTAACTTTTGTCTTGTTGTGAATTGAGTAGTACCGCCATACATCACACCATAAGTATTTGCTCTTGTCATTGAAGCATCATAAACCCCATCTTTATAACCCCATTCGATTCCCTCGAAAGAACTCTTTTCTATGTTTCTTGTTTGTCTATTTACTGCGGTAAAATCAAATGAATCATACCCACCTAAACTATTTAAATAATGTAAAGTAACTACATCGTTTTGTGTGCAACTTAAATAAACTCTTGCGGTAGATTTTAAAACACCTGCAATTTTTACTTTAACATCATAATAAACAGTTGTTGAAGAAACGGCAGTTGTACCAAGATAATCGTTTACCGCTCTCGGTGAAATATCCAATAAAGCAAAGTCCTTAAAACTTACTTCCGCTCCTGTGTAGTTTGTTGTGGTGCTTCCGTTCCATACAGAAACATCGACAGAGTGGCTTTTAGTAGTGTTCTCCGCATCCGATAAAAATGAAAGGAATAAGTAACCCGTTTGTAATCTTTCTTTGTTAAAGTAGATGTTGGCATAATCCCTATTTGAAATAAAGTTACCTTGATATTGTGTTTCGTATTCTAACGGAGTTAAATACATTGGACTCGTAGGAGTATAAAGATAATCTTGAATATAATTATAACTCTTTTTAGAACTTGTTTGTAAATCTAAATAAGTAGTTCCACCATACTCTTCACCAAACTTTACTTGGTAATCGACATATACATCAGAACCGGTATAGGAAAAAACTGAAGGTGTAACAATATTTGGTTTAAAATAAGATGCCCAATAATTATGAACTATTGAAGAAACATCAAAGATTCCTTTTGCTGATACGGGTTGAGGAAAACTCTTTAACCTTGCTACTAAATTCCCACCTACATAAACATCACAAACATATTTAAAGTTTGTTTGATTGGTATTATTAGAACCTACCACAAACCATAATGGAGCGTGTAGGCTTGAATAATTATCTGGAGAACTATTGATTACTATTGCCATATTGTGAAATTAAAACCTTTATATCTTGCCCTAATATTTTGCTTACACTTACTGCGAAATCTCTTCCGAAGTATTCATTTACTGCACTATCGAAATATCCTGTTTTCTTTAATCCTTTTTTCTTAATGTTTACCGCAACCGCATAAGCTATGCTTTTCTTTTTAGAAGCCTCGCTTACCATTTTAGATAGCGATTCCCTCTTTGCTTGTCGCTTCGTTATAGATACATCGTTTCTTCTTACTCCGTTTCTATTAACCCAAGAAGAAATGTTTTTTAGCATTGACCTACTTACCCCTAAATTCTTAAAAGAATACGGAGAGTTCGGAGTTCCGCTTTTAACACCTTTAACCCCTTTGTTTACAAAGTCATAGTATTTAGCCGCCTTTGAGTTAGCTGGATATCCTAACGAAATCGAATAGCCATTAGGTTGTTTTATTAAATCACCTTGTGCTATATCGTCACTCAATGCCCCTGTATCTGAAATACCTAATACCTCAATGTTATCCTTAACCTTTTGTATAAAGTTAGCAGCCGCCAATATCAAGTATTGTTCTAAAACAGGAAGTTTCTCCAATTCGGTAAAATCTTCCCTTGATGCTCCGAGTTGATTCAGAGTACCAGAAGAAAGAAGTTCCGATTGTAGTTGTTTAATACTTTTTGGCATAAGCCTTCTTTATTTGGTCTGCTTCGTATTCGCTCTTCGATTTAAGGTAAGATAGGTCATTAAGGAATTGGATTGTAGGTAACTCATAAGCCTCTTCAAGTGTGATTCTTTCGAATGCAGCAACCAATTCGGTCTGGTATATCCATCCATAATACTGCATAAACTTTGATGCACCGCCTCGGCTTGATATCTCGTTAGCTTGTTCTCCATCATCTCCCGAATCAAATAATCCTTCGAACTCTTTATCCAATTTCTGTAAACTTGATAAAAAAAAACCACGCTTCCGAGGACTTGCGTTATTGGAG